GTCGGAAGCCTCAAGCGGTCTGTAAAACCGCCCTGCCCAGCAGCTAACAAGTGGGTTCAACTCCCACCCGCGCCACCAGCTCTCCGGGTTAGATAGCATCGGTCTCGCTCCATGATAGAATCCCGCATGCCCTATTCCGATAGAGAACGACAGCGAGCCTACGACAGAGAGTGGCGGAAGCGCAGAAGAAGCGAGTTCTTCTTCGGCAAGGCGTGCGTCAGGTGTGGCTCGACGAAGAACCTGCAGCTCGACCATATCCATCCCAACGTGAAGGTCTCGCACAGCATCTGGTCCTGGTCGGCCGAAAGGCGCTCCGCAGAGCTTGCGAAGTGCCAGATCCTCTGTCTCCGTTGCCATAAGCAGAAGACGGTCTCGGAGTTCAGGCTTCTTCGCATGAAGCTTGATACTCCACACGGAACACGCTCTCGATACGACAGCAAGATCTACCACTGCCGCTGCAACTCCTGCTGCGAGGCGCACGCGGAAGCGGTTCGAGAGTGGAAAGAGCGTACGTCGTATCGTGCGGGTGTCGTCTAAAGGCAAGACGCTGGGCTTCCAACCCAGGAATGAGCGTTCGATTCGCTTCACCCGCTCCAATGCTGGGCTAGTTCAAAGGCAGAATAGGTCCTTGGTAAGGATCAGACGACGGATCGATACCGTCGCCCAGCTCCACCCCTCCAGAGCGCGAGAGGCAGCGCAGCAGACCCTTAATCTGTCAGGTCAGGGTTCGAGCCCCTGTGGAGGGACCAACTCTCAAATTGAGGTTCCCGAAGAAATGCCGAAGCTCACGCAGATCATCGCAGTCGAGAAGTCGCTGAAGACCAAGGTGCAGCAGGAGCTGGATACGGCCTACAAGGCGATCCAGAAGCCTGTCCTCTTCGACGGGTTCGCGAAGAACTACAAGCCCATCGCCGAGGGCGACGAGACGCAATCGCTCCCTCCGCAGACGCAGCGAGTCCAGTTGAAGGCCTCCGAGGTGCTGGAGCTGTTCAAGGCTCGACTCTCCGAGCTGTTCGACGTGGTCGCGCAGAAGGAGTACGCGAACACTCGCGCTACCGCCATCGTAGAGGTAGACGGAGAGACGGTCGCTGCAGACGTCCCTGTCACCTACCTCCTCTTCCTGGAGAAGCAGCTGACGGATCTGCACACCGTCATCGAGAAGCTACCCACCCTGGACCCAGCCGAGGACTGGAAGTGGGACGAGGCTCGCGGACTCTACGCCACCGAGGCGGTGAAGACGCAGCGCACGCAGAAGGTCCAGAAGGCGATCGTGCTTTACCCCGCCACCGACAAGCACCCAGCCCAGACGCAGCTGATCAACGAGGACGTGGTGGTCGGCTCCTGGGATCAGGTGAAGTTCTCCGGCCGCACTACCGAGGAAGCGCGCAGGAAGCTGCTGCTGCGCATCGAGAAGCTGCAGAAGGCCGTCAAGTTCGCGCGTGAAGCGGCGAACCTCGTAGAGGCTCCGCCGCAGCAGGCCAGCAAGATCCTCGACTGGATCTTCGCCTAGCGCGCCACCAGTTCGTGCCAAGCTGAGACTCAGCTTCAGGCTCTAGAGAGGGCGAGCAGGTTCGACTCCTGCGGCGGGCGTTTCGATGCCCGCTTACGCTGCGTCGGACGCAGCCCGCTACCGAAAGCGGTGGCCCTCTTCAGGCTCAGGCTGTAGCACGAAGCTTGATACGTAAGAGCGGCACACGCCGAATCGAACGCCGGTTACGCAACACCCTAAAGGCACTGGTTCAAATCCGGTCGGCCCCTCCAATCTATGGGGCCGTAGCTTAGCGGCAGAGCGTTGGGGCTTGATAGCTAAAGAACCGGCTTAAATGCAGTCGGCGTGGGCGTCGCGTACTTTGAACAAGTACAAGCTCCAGGGCGGGGTTGGGCATAATTCCGCCCTGGAGCGCCTGTCCTTGCGCGAGTATCCCAACTCGGCAGAGGAAGTAGGTTGAGAGCCTACCCAGTGCCGGTTCGAATCCGGCCTCGCGCACCAATGCCCTCGTGGCGCAATTGGCAGACGCACAGGACTCAGAATCCTGGGATCCCAGTTCGACTCTGGGCGAGGGCACCATCCCATGAGGTGAAGATGACGAAGGAAGAGGCGTCGAACAGGATCGGCAGCATCCTGGCAGAGATCGAACCTGGACTCATCGAAATCTTCAAGATCATGGCGGACCATCCCAAGTGGGGCGCAGGGTTCCATTTCTCGGCCGCGATTGACTCAGGGAAGCCCGTAGGCGATGCCCACTTCAGTCTCCTCGATCCGCTAGAAGAGCCAGCGGCCCCGTGATGGAACTGGCATACATACCAGCCTTAGAAGCTGGGTTTTGAGGGTTCGACTCCCTTCGGGGCCACCATTCCCGCCCTGGTGCAAAGGCAGACACACACGGCTCAAGCCCGTGGGATCTCGGTTCGAATCCGAGGGGCGGGACCATCTTGGGGTCATGGTCCAATGGCAAGACGCTGCGTTGTCAGCGCAGAAGCGGGAGTTCGATCCTCCCTGGCCCCGCCATTCGCACTCATCCATTCGGGTCCATCGTCCAATGGGAAGACATCAGCCCTGCAAGCTGAGAATGAGCGTTCGACTCGCTCTGGATCCACCAATGTCCGTAAGGACCGGCTCGGGGATTAAAGCTTCGGCTCCCGATGTCCGTCTCTGAATAAAGGCGTCGGTTCACACCGATGCCGTGGCTGAAGTCACCTGTCGTAGGCCGGCGGGCCAGCCACTGGGGGCGCGGCCTTAGCGCCGTCCCCCCTCTGCTCCTGTCGTCTAGCGGTCAAGGATGCTGCCCTCTCACGGCGGCGACACGGGTTCGAATCCCGTCGGGAGTACCAAATGAAGAACGCCAAGCTGATGCTCATCGCAGTACCGATTCCGGTGGACGACCAAGTCCATCGGGTCCAGGCCATCGAGTCGTTGCGCAACTACGTGGAGAAGCTGACGCCCGAGTCCAACCTCCAGCTGCTCAACTGCCCCGACTCCCCGTTCATCCGCATCGAGGTCATTCCGATCAACACCGTACCGATCGACTGAGGTCTGATCATGCACGTCTACTTCTCTCCTGAGCGTGGCGATACGAAGCTGCAGCACCTTTGCCCCAAGTGCGGTCGCGGATTCCTCTACTCGCCCGAGAAGACAACCGTCCATCAGGACGGAGCTGACTGGGTCCACGACGACTGCGAGAAGGCGAAGGAGATCCTGGATCGGTACAAGCAGTAGCGGGGCCAGGGGGTCCTGACGGAGGTCTCATAAGCCTCACGGTGGTGGTTCGAGTCCACCCTCCGCTACCAATCCACGGGTAGTTCCAACTGGCAGAACGGCAGGTTTACACCCTGCGCGCTGGGGGTTCGAATCCTCCCCCGTGGACCAACTATAGCCACAAGGATGCCGAGGCAAGACAAAGGCCCAGTCAATGAAGAGGCTAAACACTCTCTAAGCGCCTCCAAAACCTGGGCAGTCGCCGCCAGCTGAGAGAGCACTCGCGGCAGCTTCGGCATCCTTGTGGCCGTAGCTTAGAAGCAAAGCGCTGGGTTGTGGCCCCAGAGAAGTCGGAGCGTTACCGACCGGTCACCCCAATCGGGGATTGGTGTAACGGCAGCACGCCTGCTTTGGGAGCAGGATGGTGGCGGTTCGAATCCGCTGTCCCCGACCAACCACGAGGTCGAAAATGGGCGCAGATCTGTACTTGGAGCACATCCATCACAACGAAGAGAACTTCGGCCCTCTCATGGGAGCGGTCGAAAAAGCGATCAAGCTCCTCCAAGAGGAAAAGCCGAAGCAGGCCCTGCTGGTCCTGAAGCGAGCGAAGAAGAAGTACACGTTCGGAGAGGGCTGGTGATGGACAAGAGAACCGCTACCATCAACGCTCTCGCTGAGCAGAACATCGCAGAGGTGATGAGGAATGGCCCTAGGCTGCGCGTGGGTCAGAACACCTGGGTGATCGCGCGTCGCCCTGGGGAAGTCCTCATCGGCGGCCTGGGCTGCATGGGAATCGGATCCATGTGGTTCAAGGAGAGGCCAGAGCATCAGGACCTCCCCGGATACGAGGGCGCTGAAGTCGTTAGTGGGGATGTGGGCTAACTGGTAAGCCGCTCGCTTCGGGAGCGAGACACCATGAGAGTTCGATTCTCTCCATCCCCACCATTCTGAGGAGGTCCTGATGGAACGTAGAGGGTTCCTCGCCTCGATTAGTGCAGTGCCGGCCGCGCTCTCCTTCTGGAGGCAGAAGGAGAAGATTCCGGAGAAGCTCCCAGAGGTGAAGACGATCTTCGATGCTGAACAAGCAAGGGAGAGGCGGTACGCCTGTCTTCCGGCGGAAGAGGAGCTGCACGCGGGAGATTTCGTCGGCCTAGGCGATCACTTCCGAGCGATCCGCGGAGACTCTGACTGCCTGAGTCCGGTAGGCAGCTCCCGCTTTCTGGGGATGGCGACCAACGACGCCCGCCCAGGGGATCTCGTTAGCGTCCTGATCCCGATCTACCTCCCGGATTCCCTGAGCACGCCTGACGTTCGTTTCATTCTCTCGCGATGACAGATTGGGCCTTCGTTCAATGGTAGGACTCTGCGCTCTGAACGCAGCGATGGGAGTTCGACTCTCTCAGGCCCAGCCAATCCGTTTCCGGAGTAGCTCAAAGGTAGAGCAACTGGCTGTTAACCAGAAGGCTGCCAGTTCAAGTCTGGCCTCCGGAGCCATGGGACGCTTGCTACAACGGTGAAGCCCTCGCCTTTTAAGCGAGTCACGATGGGTTCGATCCCCATGCGTCCCACCATTCCACCTCTCGTCCAACTGGCAGGACCGCCTCTTGATGGGGGGCAGATCAGTGTTCGAGTCACTGGGGGTGGACCAACCACGAGGTGCAGATGTCTAGCTTCGAGTCGAAAGCCGCCCACTACAACTCGCTTCCGCGTTGCGGGTTCACCTGGGAGACCAAAGAGCCGCACAAGTGCTCGTACCCTATCGGTCACCTGTCCCGCCATCGCTGCTTCTGCGGGTCCGTGAGGCCCAGAGCGAAGAGCGAGGCTCACGGGAAGACAGGCACGGGTTCCGCTCCGGGGGGAGAAACGGACGTCCGTGCTGTGGTCGCGCTAACCTCTCGGCCGGTCGCCTCGTGAGCCGCGCTGTTCGCTGGTGAGAGTCATGGAGACCAGGAGCCCTCGTAGCGCTCCCTGAGAGGGTTCGATTCCCTCCGCCAGCTCCAAATTCGGGGAGATGACCCAAGGGTGACTCGTCGGCCCAGTGGATAGCGCCACGATCAACCGACTAAGGCCCGAAGATAACAACTTGCAGCGACGGCTGAGGGTGGGAGTGCGCTTCCCGAAAAGCGCCGGAGCAGACGTGCCTCGTCCGCATCTCCCCGATTCATCTATGGCAGGGACGAAGCCCGACCACGGGCAGCATACCTACTCGGTGTGGTTCGCTGAATAGGCGAATCCCTGCCTTCCCAGCCCAGGAAAGGAGGACCCATGACGACCCTTTAAGGAGGGCGCATGGCGAAGAAGAAGAACGCGAAGAAGGGGAAGAGCCGTCGCGTGCCCAAGGAGAAGATCGCCCGCTACTGGAACGTCAATCACGGAGCCAACATGGTCCGCAAGGCGCTCTGGATCCTGAAGCATGAGGGACGTCCTTCTGCTGATCGCTTCGTCTCCAAGCACGGAGCTGGCTGCAAGGCCTGCGACGTGATCCTCGACGCTCGCTACCGCAAGGTGGTGGGCTAACCCATCCGCCGCCTGAGCAAGCTTGGTAGTTGCGCTCGCCTGAAGAGCGAGAGAACGTGGTTCGATCCCACGAGGCGGCACCATCTCAATCGGAGCCGACGAGAGTCACGGTGACCTGGGAGCCCTGTAAGCCCCCTGCAGCGCGTTCGACTCGCGCCGTCGGCTCCATTCCCAAGGGTCATGATGAGCGAGAAGAAGCTCCTGTTCAGTCTCACCGCTAAAGACTTCGTGGTCCAGACGTTCTGCACAGGAGGCAACGGAGGCCAGCACCGGAACGCCAAGCAGAACGGTGTCAGGATCATCCATCCCGCCTCAGGGGCCCGCGCAGAGCACCGAGACGGGAGAGACCAAGGTCGGAACAAGATCGAGGCGTTCCGCAAGCTCTCCGAGACCCCCAAGTTCAAGGCGTGGCACAAGGCTGAGGTCGCTCGCCGGCTCGGGATGGAGCGCGACGCCGAAGAGGCAGTGGAGCAGGCTATGAATCCAAAGAACCTGAAAGTCGAGGTTCTAGGGGAGCGCGGATGGCAGACGCTCGACAACTAGAGTTGAAGTTCTGGTTCCTCCACAGGTTCGAGGAAGAGAGGATGGTTCGTGCTTCCGCGCTCACCGACGAGGTGATCGCCCACGGATGGACCGTGAAGGACCTCGATGAGGTGACCCATGAGCTGGGCAGGCGTCTCTGGCCTGAGCCCAAGGGCCCCTGCTACATCGCGCTCAAGAGCAGATCGCGTAAGCGCATGTTCGACCTGAAGCAGCAGACGAAGCAGCAGCTGCAAGCTCCAAAGTTCAAGGCGTCCCTTCCCTAGTGGCCCAATCGTTCAACGGCAGGACCCCAGCCCTTCAAGCTGGAGACGCGAGTTCAACCCTCGCTTGGGCTACCAATCAGAGGTGCGTACATGGAGAAGTTCGTCCTGGCAGTCGGAACGATCGTCGTGGGTGTTGCAGTGGTCGCCGGTTTCGGTCTCGCACTTGCCTTCCCGATCAAGTGGTGCTGGAACTACGCAATTCCGCACATCTTCGGACTCCCTTCGATCAGCTGGGGGCAGGCGTGGTGCCTGCTGTTCCTGGCCGGCATGTTCTTCAAGCCGAACGCCAGCTCGTCGAGTAGCAGCTAGCCTCGCGTCGTCCAATGGAAAGGGCACCAGTCTCCGAAACTGGAAACGGACGTTCGACTCGTCCCGCGAGGACCATTCATGAGGTGTCAGGTCTACATCGGCCGCAGTCTCATCATCGACACGGTGATGGACCCTAGCTTCGGACCTCTCACGAAGCATCGGGTGACAGACCTAGCGAGAGAAGCAGCACGGGAGTGGTACATGGCTGGAAAAGGCAAGGCGATCCTGAAGCGCGCGGCGACCAAGGGCAAGGGCAAGGGCAAGTCCCCGAGCAAGCCCGGAGGTGGCTGCTAGCTAGACGTAGGCCCCGAGCCTGCGGATGGGCACCGACGCTACGAACGTCGCGCATGAGGAGGGTTCGACTCCCTCCGGGGCTTCCATCCTCCCCTCGTTCAACGGAAAGGACGGGGTGTTCCTAACGCCCAGATAGCGGTTCGATTCCGCTGGGGAGGTCCATCTTGGCCCACGTGAGCGGTGGACGCTCATCGGTCCTCTAAACCGACCTGATCAGGGTTCGAGTCCCTGGTGGGCCCCCAACCTGCCCTCGTGTAGCTCAATGGTAGAGCAGCGTCTTTATAAGGCGCAGGTTGTTGGTTCGAGTCCAACCGCGAGGTCTCATGCATGAGCAAAGAGCCGACTCCTGCCCTAGATCTCCCACCCTGCGTGGGATGCGAGATCTGCGGTCTGATTTCCACCTGCGCCTACACGGGGACGCAGTGGGTCTGCCTGCCGTGCCTGTTCAAGAAGTACTGGACGAACGTGCGGAGGAGAAAGGACGAGACGGGAGTCCACCGGTTTGCTAAACCGGCGACGGCTGCAGAAACGGCCCGCGAGAGTTCGAGTCTCTCCTCCTCCGCCAACTTCATCCCAGAGCCGCGCAGGAGCCAGACGCTCTATGAGAGGAGATTCCAGCTGTGGCTGAACGAAAGCAGATGGCCTGCGGTCACGACTACCACTACAGGTGCTGGCGCTGTCTGAAGTGCCTTCCCTGCGAGCACGAGGTGGTCGAGGGACGCTTCCCTCTCATCGAGCGCGGGTGGAGATGCCCAGACGGGATCGAGTGGCCAGCGTACGGGCCGTCCTCTCCTGTCCGCCACGGGTCCATCAAGGCCGAGACGAGGAGCTGGTTCAAGTAGCCCCGCGGAGGGCAGCCCAACGGTGGGAACTGGATTCGAACCCCAGCACAGGCGCAGCCTGAGAGCGTTCGACTCGCTCGCCCTCCGCCAATCGAGGTCTGATCATGAAACGCAAATGGAAAACCCTGGACGGCAAGGCGATCGATGACTTCCCCGCCTTCATCGTGGGCGCTACTCGCCAGGGGCAGATCCTGCACATCGGCACCGACAGCCTACAGACTGGGCGCTACACCCAGTTCGTCTCGGTCGTGGTGATCCTCAACCCTCCCAAGGGTGGCAGGGTCGCCTACACTCGCGAGGTCGTTCCCAGGATCACCTCGCTTCGCCAGCGTCTCTGGGACGAAGCCTGGAGGTCCCTACAGATCGCCATGCAGGTCCCAGACAACGTCGACACCACCATCCACATCGACGCCAACGCCCAGCAGCGCTACATGTCCTCGAAATACCTGCAGGAGCTGGTGGGTCTCGTGGTCGGCCAGGGCTTCAAGGCCCTCTGGAAGCCCGACTCCTGGGCTGCTTCGACGGTCGCCGATCACATCGTCCGCACGAAGGGGAAGCTGCCGCGTCCGGAGACGCAGCCAGTCTTGAAAACTGGGGTGGCCTGAACGGGCCAACGGTTCAACTCCGTCAGCTTCCTCCAACCCGAGGTAGATAGATGAAGTTCCTCGACTTCTTCCGTCGTCGTCGCCGTCGCTACGCCTTCGACTTCTGGGTGACGCTCACCGATCACCCAGAGATCCGCTCTCTCGTTCGGAAGCTCTACTCCCAGGGGCACGAGATCCACATCGTCTCTGCGATCTCTCCAGGGCTGCCGCTGGACAACGACGAAGCCTACGCAAGGCTGCTCCAGCGGCTGAACGTCCCCTTCACCAAGATCTGGAGGACTGACCACGTCCCCGAGCAGAAGGTCGAGGTCCTCTGCTCCATCAAGGCCGATGGATTCTGGGACGACGATCCAGCGTACATCTCCGCTGCCCGTCGAGCAGGGTTCAAGACGACCCTCGTCGGGTGATCCATCGTGGAGGCGAGCCTAACGGTGGGAACGGCGTTGGAAGCGCCGCACGGGCTCCGGCCCGAGGGAGTTCAACTCTCCCCGCCTCCGCCATTCGTGAATCGTTCCTCGGTCGGTCAACCTGAGTGCGCGTAGCCAAGCGGAAAGGCGGAGGCCTGCAAAGCCTCTATTCGGTGGTTCGATCCCACCCGCGCACTCCACTTCTGGGGCGTCGTCTAACGGCAGGACAGCGGACTTTGAATCCGCCCGTGGGCGTTCGACTCGCCCCGCCCCAGCCATTCCTGGAATCCTGATGAGAGTCGTCGTCACGAACCTGGGCAAGTACAAGCTCTCCGCGCAGGAACACGCTGCGCTGCTGAGAGCGCTACGCAGAATCTCGGAGAAGCATGATCAACCTGCTGCTGGCGGTAGCCGGACTGCTGATCGGATGGAAGGTGGATCGGTGGCTGGCGACAATCGACGAACCGGAGCCTGACCGTCCAGGGCTGACCTGGATCAGCGAGCTGGAAGAACCCGACGCAGCATCTCCTGAAGGGCTGCTGGATCGGTCGATGGAGCGTTACCTAGCTGACGCTGAATCTCTTCTAGGGAAGCTGGAGGGCTCACCGAAGAAGGCCTCGTGAAGTCGTACTTGTACCCAGGCTCTCCTGGGACCGCCTTCAGCCTTCCGGTCTGGACCATCCTGTCGACCGCCTGTCCTCCGGAGACGGTCTGGTTTGAGGAGAGGAGCCAAGGGTCGAGTCCCGTCATGCTGGAGAACGCCTGGATGGCCTCGTTGGGGTTCCTGCCCCCCTCTGGGATCCCAGCGCTCTCCACGTTCATGCGGTCCTTCAGGATAGCTCCCGCGATCTTCTCTCCGCCCTTCCCGCGGAGCGAGAAGGACCCCGTGGGCTCGATGTTGTAGTTCCAGTACCCTTCCTCGCCGAGGGATCCGGTCCCTGGTTTCACCTCGCTGTACTCGGGCGGAGGAAGCTCTGCTCTGGAGGCAGGAGCCGCCATCGCTCCAGCTCCGAGGAAGGCATTCGCTAGCATCGTCTGAAGCTCCTGGGGAGATCGCGTCTCTCCAGGCGCTAGAGTCGGCTCGTAGGGGCTCTTCCACGCGCTGATGCCAGTGGCACCAGCCATAGCCTGACGGGGGTCAGTTCCCGCCTGTCTATCGCGTGGCAACAGGTCCAGGGGAGATCCCCTGAGCCTGTAGAGCAGATCCGCTAGAGCCCCCACCCGCGCCCTCCTCTTCTACCGGAGCGTACCGAGAGGTGCGCTCTGCAGGCCCTGGGCGGGAACCTGCCCGAGCAGCTGGGCTGCCCTCCTCTTCTTCATCAGCTCCTGGATCTGCTGCATGACCGGATCGGTCGCTGCTCCAGGACTCGGATTCGGCATCGGCTGCGCGTTCGCGTTCGGATTCGGAGTCGGGTTCGGCATCGGGGGCATCAGACTCGGATCGTTCCAAGGTTGTGTGGTCATCGGCGCTGCTGGCTGCTGCCCCTGAGCAGCTCCGCCGCCGCCGAACAGCTTGAGGAGCATCTGTCCTAGCGCTCCCCACTGCCCCTGGTTCCCTGCTGCCGGCGGCTGAGTCGCCATCTATCCCTCCTAGGTTACTCTTCGATCCACTCTTCGATACCGAACACGAGAGAACTCCACTGGTCTCCGCTCTGAATGTTGGTGGTGCTAGACCTGACCCTCCATCCGGCTGTCAGGTCGATAGGCGGCAACGGAAGGTACTGATAGAGAACAGCGCTCGGGTAGGCTCCGTTCGCCGTGGCGATCCCTGGCATCGCGAGGATGACGGTCGTGTTGCTTGTGGCTGGGGCAACGGCTCCGGTAGCCACCCAGATCGTGTTCGAGCCGTCATCGATGATCAGGTTCGGGGTCCGAGTGTGCGAGTCGGAGGAGTCGGTAAGGATGGCTCTGATGCTGGACAGCTTCCAGTGCGTCTTCGAAGGGACAGTGAGCGTCCAGTCAGCACCAGCGGAAGGATTGGCTAGCACGTAGCTCTGGGTCCATCCGCGTCCGTCCACCTTTCCAGAGGCGATGTATCCGTTCGGCCAGCTCAGGTGACCGCTAGGCTCGACGTAGTTCTTGATGAGGGTGATCCCCTCATGCATGTTCCAGCGTCCGCGGTTGATCTCAGCTTCGAAGAACCACTGACCCCTCTTGAGCGTGCAAGTGCTGGATCCCATCGACCAGTAGTTGATGTCGACCCCAGTAACCCATCCGTCTCCGAGTTCTGCTCCATCCTGGTCGGCCAGCAGCACAGGCTCGATCACGAGAGTGGCAGTTCCCCCAGGATTGGCTGTCATCGAGGGCTTGACCGTGACGCTTGTGGAGCTTCCGTACGCGATGATCGCTCCCTGGTAGGGAGATCCGTAAGGGAACTTCGGGCCCTCGCAGACTGTCGCCGTTCCAGTCCATGGCTGACCGGATCCCCACGTTCCGTCGGATGCGCAGAGGCTACCCTGGGCTCCCGTCAGGGTGATGTTCTTGCCTACATCGTTCGCAGTGAAGCTCGCCGTGTTGGAAGTGAGGGTCTTCGAGGTGGTGAGCGTTCCGGAGCTTCCGCTTCCAGTCACGTTGACCGCTACGTTGAAGGTGCTTCCAGAGGCGTTGATGACGTGCCACAGACCATCGATCACCGGAGTGCTGTTGGTCCCGGAGATGTAGACGAGGTCTCCAGTTGAGAGACCGTGAGATCCAGATGTGGTCACCTGGGTCGGGTTGGCGATGCTAATCCCCGTGATGGATTTCGTGTTCATCGTGGCGTTGCCGTCCGTAACGGTGCGTCCCCTGCCGGCGGCTGCACCGAAAGGAACCGACATCACTCCAGCCGAGCTAGCTCCAGCTGCTCCACGATCGTTGTCCATGGTGATGATCTTTGTGGCTGTGACTTCACTCCATGGGGACGAGCGTCGGCGGAACTTGATCACCACCTTGGCCTGTGCGTTTTCTGGGCCAGCCGACTCGCATGACGGGTTGGTGGTGATCACCTGATTCGCCTGCGGCCAAGAGTTCCAGGCCTTCACACGGAAGCTGTCGGCTCCGCTGACTGGGACAGCCCGGAATTCCCAGAACCCAGGAATCCCCAGGCCCGAGGTCATCTGGCCCCAGGCCAGCGCAGGCAGCAAGAGACCAAGCAGCGCTAGGGCAGTCTTCTTCACCTTAGAACTCTCCCGCTAGCATGTCGACGTTGGACGTTCCGCTCACTGTCGTCACCGACACTCCGATGAACGTCGAAGGATAAGCCGCCGTCCTGCTGAAGGTCTGTCCAGCCGGAATCCGCAGTCCAGATCCCGCGTTTGCGACTGGGTTCTCTCCTGGCTTCCAGAACTGGATGTACACGTCCACTGGTCCCGAGTTGAAGATGTAGAAGCTCCGTTTTCCTGAGTTGAAAAGGAAAGCCGACACAGAGACGGTCGCCTGATTGACGACCCAGTCATCCATAGCGAGCGTCGGGGTAGCCAGCAGAGCCAGCAACAGCAACAGCAAGACCAGAGTCTTCATAATCGGGGCTCCTGCTACCAGTCTACCCTTGATAAGCGATACATCCCTCACACTTGGTTCCAGTGACGTCCTTGCGTAGATGGGCGGCGCGAAGCTCCTGGAAGGCGGCAGAGTTCCACGCCTCTACGAAGGGAGTGGTGTTCAGATCAGCCATCGCCCAGTTGCCTGTCGCGTCGAAGCAGCATGCGCTCAGATGGCCGACCGAGGTGACGTGGCCCTCAGTGAAGACCGACCAGCACGGTAGAGGATCCCGTAGAGCGCCCATGCGCCCCTGGTTGCCGGCGGTCGGACGGTAGCCCAGAGCTTCCTCGCGGGCGGTGGCGAAGCTTCCCATCGAGTAGAGTGGCAGCCAGTAGAACTCGTCCACGTAGGGGAGAACCGCTACCCTGAGGGACGCCTCCATCTTCTTCTGCTGCTCTCCGTCGTACTGGATCGAGGAGGCGTAGAGCCTCGTCTTGTAGCCCTTCCCCTGGCGGATCTCCCAAGCCCAGCGGATGTTCTGGAGGGCCTTGTGACGCAGGTGAGCACCCACCTTCATAATCTCTTCGAACTGGAGATCGTCCGCGGAGTTGATGGACCACTTCAGCGAGTCGAGACCGGCCCGCATGACTGCTTCCACGTTGGCCGGAGTCGCTGGGCTTCCCTGAGAGGTCAGGAAGACGTAGGGCATCTTCAGGTCGGCCTTCAGGTACTCGATGGCCGCGATCAGCAGCTTGGGGTTGAGGAAGCTCTCGCCGATGAAGAAGACCCCGATTTCCTCGACCCCCGCTTCCCTCATCTCCCTGGTGATCCGCTTGAAGAAGTCGAAGTCCATGTCCTTCGTCGGCTGGGTCTCGCGAGAAGAGAGAGCGCAGAAGGAGCAGCGGTAGTTGCACCTGCCCGTCAGCTCGATCTTCACGGAGCGAGGAGGAGGGATCACGGTCGCGAGCCTCTCCTTCGGGACCAGCGTGATCGAATCGATCCTGCTGGTGATGCTCATGCAACCCTCTCGATCTTTTTCGCTTGAGCCTTTGGGCTCACCACGTAGTGCAGTAGAGGACCTTGTTCGAAGACCTTGGCTACATTGAAGAACAGAGCGATACGCTTCGACCACCACTTCTTCGGCTTCTGAATCAGATGCGCATTGCGACCGTCCGAGAGCGTCTTCTTGGATGGTCCGGTGTGGATGACGAAGTAGCCGACCTGCTTGGTGCAGCGGGACAAGTCAGCGAGCACGGCGAGTAGCTTGTCCGGCTCGATGTGCTCCAGGGTGTCGATGCAGACGACGAGGTCGGCTGGGCGAGGCGGCTGGTCCTTTCCGTAGATGGCTGGGTCGTACTCCCAGATCGGGTAGGGCATCGCACGCGCTAGGTAGCCCTTCCCGCATCCGTAGTCCAGGACCGAGGTGGTCTTCAGCGACTCAGCCAGCTTCAGGACGGTCGGGGCGTAGCGTCCACCTCCTACCCCGTATTCGAGGCGATCTCGGTGCAGCTGACGGTTGAGTTCTCGGTACTCGGCCGAGATCGTCTCTGGGGTGTTGAAGGCGATGACTCCGGACTGCTTCGGGCTCCCCTTGACGTATTTCTTGGCCATCTCCTGGACGAGACCCTCTCCATGGAAGGTCGCCTTCACGTCAACCAGCTCGTCCAGCTCGTGGAAGGTGAGCTTCGCAGACTCCAGCATGGCGGGAGTGGTCTTGTAGGTCTTCCCCTCGTAGTCGACGAGAGCGAACCCGCTTCCATCCTGGAGAGGGTGAGGGCTCGCGTGCTTATGGGTATCGTCTCTCTGGCAGCCGTCCATTCCGAAGATGTGTTGGTCCCGATAGCCGAAGAAGCGCCCGATGGTCATGCAGCGCAGGCCCACGTTGGTGCCGCCCGTGATCGCCCACTCTCCTCGTGGAAGCGTCCGGTAGGCCTCCTCGTCGTTCGAGAAGACGTGCCAGAGCAGAACCTTCGCTCCCGCCGACATCAGGTGCTTGAAGTAGAGGGGATGGCATGTAGAAGCGACGAGGTAGGTGACGTCCGGATGAGGAGTACCGAGTAGGTCGATCTTGTGCTTCCGGGGATCGACCTCCACGTGCCACGTCGGGATGATCCCGCGATCGATGAGGAAGCGGTGAGATCCGGAGCAGGTGATGACCTTAGGGAAGGACCGGATCTCCTCCCAGGTGTCGTTGAGGGAGGGTCCGAAGCAAGCGATGGCGATGGGCTCTGGGTGGAGAGTCGAGTCTGGCTGCAGCCTTGGGATCTCCAGTGAGCAGGCGAGCTTGATCTGTTCGTCCCGCAGCCATATCGGGATGCAGTAGTCGGTCTTATACTTCTCCTTCACATCGAGCGTCTTCATGCGGACTTCCTGGGGTCAGGCTCGTCGACAGCGACGGTAGACCAGCGCTTGAAGAGGCTCGTCCCTGGCTGAGCCTCTACCCATGCGAAGACATCGCGGTCATGCTCGTCTCTCCCAGGACAGAGCAGATTTCCGTTGGCCAACTTGATCGACTTCACTTCGAGGACGATTCCGCTTCCGTGGCGCAGCTTGATCTTCTTGGCAGGCATCGGTTAACCAATCTTATACGCCCGCAGGAAGGATCCCGCGAGGATTTGCACTCCGCCGCTGGAAGCCGATTGCTTAGCTTGGAGCTGGACCGTCCCAGCCGTCGCGCCTGGGCTGATGAGGCCGTAGATATAGGCGGCGTACTGGGCGGCCGAGGCTCCGCCGAGAACAGAGAGGATAGCGGTAGCTGTCGTCGACATGCCCGCGGCGTTGAGGTTGTTGACGGCGTAGTTGGTGGAGACAAGGTTGACCGGAGCGCCGGCCATGACGCTCGTCAGGCACTCGAAAGTGATCGTTCCTACCGAGACGCCGGACGGGAACGTGAATCCGAAAGCGGTTCCCGTCACGATCGATAGGGTGAATAGGATCTGGCCCTCGATCTGATAGTAGCTGGCCGACTGGACCGAGAGAGACATCCCGCTGACGTTGGTGAAGCTGGTGGCTGAGATGACCTGGGCCCCCGTCACCTTGCGTAGCTGGACGGTCCCGAGGCCGGCGGAGACGACGGAGGCTTGCTGGCTCAGGACGCTGATCTGCTGAGATAGGACCGAGACCTGCTGGCTCAGGACGCTGATGTTCTGGCTGTGGATCGAGAGCTGTCCTGCCGAGAGGGCGGAGACGACGTTCGAGAGCGCGTTGTGGGCCGAGGTCAGGTTCGACAGAGCCGCCGTCGTGACGGACATCTGCTGGGACAGGACCGAGACCTGCTGCGAGAGGACCGAGACCGCCTGCGATAGCGCCGACCACTGACCCGCACTCAGGACGGACATCGCCTGGGAGAGCGCGTTGTGGGCCGAGAGAACGTTTGAGATCGCCGCCGAGAGAGCGTTGTCGGCGGAGACCCTATTGCTGATTTCGTTGCTCAGCGCATTCGACACGATGCTGGCAGCGTTGGATGCTGCCATCGCGACAGACATCGCGTTCGAGGCCGCATTGCTGATGATCGTATCCGCCGCCGACAGCACTGACTGGAGGTTCGAGATCTTCGTGCTGGTGACGCTTCCTCCGCCTCCGACCACTACCGCGGAGATGCGGTTGCTCAGAGCATCGACGACGGACTGCCAGCCCTGAACCGAGGCCCCTCCGACCGACCTAACCGAGACGTTGGTCGGGGCTCCTCCGCTCGCCGAGATCCTGTTGCTCAGGGCGTTGAGGATCGACTGTAGTCCCTTCACCGACGTTCCGCCGACGCTCTTGGCTGATACCCCAGCGAGTAGCGTGCTCAGAGAAGCAGCCGCAGCGCTCGCCGCGTTCGCTACCGAGAGAGCGTTGGACGCGGCGTTCGAGACCACGTTCACGGCCGAGTTACGGTTCGAGATCTCATTCGAGAGGGCGTTGCTCACTACCGAGGCTGCGTTCGAAGCGACGTTCGCCACGCTCAGGGCGTTGCTTGCAGCGTTCGAGGCAGCATTCGCGACCGACAGGACGTTCGAGATGTCGTTGCTGAGCGCGTTGATGACTGACTGGAGTCCCTTTACGGACACCCCAGCCGTGTTCCTGACCGACACCCCGACGACGAGGGCCGAGATCACCGACACCTGCTGGCTCAGGACCGAGATCGCCTGGGAGTGGATCGACAGCTGTCCAGCAGACAGAGCAGAGATGACGTTGCTCAGCGCGTTGTCGGCGGAGATTCGGTTGCTGATTTCGTTCGAGAGCGCGTTCGAGATTACGGAGATGTTCTGGGAATGGACCGAGAGCTGCTGGGAGAAGATCGACAGCTGGCCTGCGGATAGAGCGGAGAGCGCATTCGAGACGGCGTTCGCGATCGAGGTAGCGTTCGAGGCTGCGTTGCTGACTACGTTCAGCGCGCTCTTCCTGTCGCTGATCTCGTTGGAGAGAGCGTTGGAGACCACGTTGATCGCTGATTGCAGGTTCGACTGGACGTTCGAGACCTTGGTGGAAGTGACGGATCCTGCGGCGATGGAGGAGATCCGGTTCGAGAGAACGTCAACTACGCTCTGGAGTCCCCTGACCGAAGTTCCCGCACTCCTAACGGAGAGCCCAGCGATGACCGCACTCAGGGATGCGGCTGCCGCAGAGGCTGCGCTAGCAACGCTAAGCGCGTTCGAGACAGCGTTCGAGAGGGAGTCGTCCTTCGAGGCCCTGGCTGCCGTCTCTACCGAGAGCGCCTGACTTACTACAGAAACAGCGTTGGAGGCTGCATTGGCAACAGAGAGGACGTTCGACAGCTTCGTTGAGGTGACGCTGATAGAGGCGATAGTGTAGGGGAGGGAGTTCCAGTCGGTTACGCCATCTCCGAACTTTCCTTTCAGGGTATCGGTCTCGACTCCGAACTCTCCCTGGGCAAGGATCGGGTTGGCGGCGGTCCAGGCTGCCGCAGTACCACGGCGAAGCTGGATCTGGACCGCCATTAAGGCGTCCCTCCGTCAATCGGAGTCACCCCACCGTAGATGGTGGAGGGGTACCCTCCATCCAGATTCGGAGATCCTCCGCCTACGCCTCCAACCGGAGTCTCCCAGGTAGCGTCTGCCTTCAGGAACTTTCCAGACGCAGCATCACCAGCGGCTGGAGCCGGAACGAGCCCCTTCCTTCCTCCGGACCCGAGGTCCCCCTTGAAGACGGTCTTCTCTTCGTAGCCGCTCACTTGCGTTCCCTGAAGCGCTTGTAGTGGTACCTGATGAGGTTCCTCAGCTTCTTCCAGCGGGAGACAGGACGGAGGTGCAGGTAGTACGCTGTCGCCTTCCGTCCAGCGATGATCGGCCTCATGTGATGATCGACACCGTCACCCCGTCCCCAGGGTGTGTCCCGTACAGGTAGAAGTCGTCCGTCGAGAGTCCATGAGCGTCAGCCCCGTACGCCTCACCAGAGTCCAGGAATCCGATGGTGTGATACTCGGCCTTGGGGTTCTCTCCTGGGCGAGCGGGCCTGGAGATCCAGACCCTCCCTGCGTTCTCCGGAAGTGCCCGAATCAGGATCACCGCTCCATACTCCAGCGGGACGCTGTACCCCAGCATCACCGTCAGAGACTGAGCGGCAGACGTCACCTGTACGGGGTCTCCGAAGATCTCCGCCATGGCGGCCCTAGTACTCCAGGTTCTCGGTGTGCTGCGCTCCTGGCTTGTTTCCTGGGCCGAGCGGCATACGCCGGTTCAGGGCTGGTCCCATGTGCTGGGGTCCACCACGCGGATGGAACTGGTTCCCGAGCATCGTGGCGATGTTGCCCTTGAAGAGGACCTTGCTCTTCTTCTTGAGCTTCTTCACCCGCTTCGACTTCGGAACCTGCGGGATCCTCTTCACCGGTTGCTGGCTCTCCAGCTGAGGGCTGATGGTTCCCGAGGCGAAGTCGTACTCGTCGTCACTCGGGTTCTGCTGCCACTGCTGCGTCTTCATCGAAGGAGACTGCAGCCCGAATCCCCTCTTGATCACATCGCCCTCCCGAAGTTGCGGTGCAGCATGCCGGCGGCTTCTCCACCATGCTTCACACTCTTCTTCTTCTTGCGCTTGTTCGCCATCTTCTTGAACCCGATGGCCAGTCGCGCCTGCTTCCCGAGCTTGCCAGGGGCGTTCTTCTTCTCCTGGGCGTACTCCTGAACTCCCTCACCCGCGGCCTTCGCCTTGGCTGTGAAGGACCCCGTGTCCAGGTGAGCGGCCTGGATCCACTTACCTGCCATCACTACCTCCTGAAGGCGTTGCGGAGCATCCCTGCCATCGGTCCGTGGTTCAGGCGCTTCCTGGCCTTCTTCTTGGACGTCTTCAGTTTGCCACCCTTCTTGCGTTCCCCGTGCTCACTGAAGTAGATAGCCAGCATCTGCTTCTGGCCGGCTGGAGTGTGGGGAACGATGGGTCCTGTCTTGGAGCCGGAGTGCAGCTGTCCGGCCTTCCAGATGTCCCCTTCCTGCTTAATGGTGGCAGCTGGCATTACTCCCTCCCCTTCGCTCTCTTCGGGACTTTGAACTCGTTGTCCTTGCTCGGAGTCGCGTAGTAGTCGCTGTACCCTTCTCCGATCAGCTTCACTTCAAAGTTCCGCTTCCCGGAGCGGATCCCCTCCGCGAATCGATGGTGACCGTCGATCAGCAGCAGTCGGCCGTCCTCAAGCCGCCAAACTTCGAGAGGCCCCTTGGCGCGGCTGCCACGACCTGACCTTGAGTCGACGGCCGACTCTTCGACGCTTCGTTTCGATGCCAGGATCTGATCGGCTGGAACTGTCGCTGTGTCGCCGATCTCCTTGAGGGACTGGCCAGCAGTGGTTCCAGCGACCCCCTCTCCATTTTCTCCAGCATACGCAGCCCAGTCCTTGGGATCCTTGAGGTGCTCCTTCAGCGTCTTCAGCGCGGCGACCGCGGCGTTGATCCTGCCCTCGGCGATGGCGATCGGGATCGACTGCGCGACCCTCTGAGCTTCGTTGAAGACTGGGAGCTGGCGGTGAGCGTCAGCGTACGTCTTCAGAGCCTGATCCGCTGCGGAGCGATACGCGGCCTCGTCGACCTTGTTGTAGCGCGCGTTCGAGGCCATGTTCTCGTTGTGCTCGCGCATGAAGCCATAGGGGTGCTCCAGTCCACGCAGCAGGGCGTTCACCTTCTCGTTCATGAACTCCCTGCCGTAGTTGAGCGTGGGCCCCAGGTTCGACATGCGGTGGGTGAGATCTCCCGCATGCTCGATGGCCCAGGACATCACCCCTCCGCCGAGCTTGTCCTGGGCTCGGTTCATCGCGCTCTCAGGCTCGCCCCGCTGGGCGTCAGCTAGAGCCTGGAAGCGGTCAACTCCTTTTGGGGATGGGGCAGAGCCTCCCTGCGCAGGCTCTTCGTAGTCCCTGGCTGCCGCTGCTCCGAGCGACTTCGGGACGGGAGCGGCTACGCCTTCTTGGGCTTGGGGACCGGCTTCACCGGCTTGACCGGCTTGACCCCAGCCTTGCTCGCGGGCGAAGTTCTGGTTGAGGCGAACGATGGAATCTCGTAGACGCTCCAGCCCTCTTTGAACTTCGGGTGATCCGCCGGTAGCGGCTTGCACATTTCGGAGATGCTCTTCTCCACCTGGATTCTTCTCCCAGTCATTTACGACCTGACCACCATCCTCTACGATGGATCCGGTCTCGCGGATCTTATCACCGAACACTTCCTTAGCTGCCTGCGCTGCCGCCTTGACCACTGCGCTGTTCGGCTGATTGCTGAAGTTGACGACATCGATTCCCTTCATGGTCGTCTTGGGGAAGATGTCGTCCGCGTCAGCCGTTCCGGTGATTCCCAGGAGTCCATGGACCCTCTCGGCGATAGCTTGGGTTTCTTCCGGTGTCGCCTTGCGGCCGAGATCGATCATCAGCCCGTTCGCATCAGCTAGCCTCTTCGCCGGAAGGGGCCTTCCGTAACCGACTCCCTTCTGGCGCATGAGGTAGCCGTAAGCAGCAGCGTACGCTTCCACCAACCTCCTCGTAGCAGGGTCAAGCGTGCGCGGTCGCTTGGATTCCTCTAGAGCCTTGCCTCCTGATGCATCGTCGAGCCCCTGCATCGCCAGCTTGTTCCGCTGCTCCTCAGAGCGGTTCTTGTCGACCCAGATCGTCTTGCTGTCTGGGTCTACCCAATAGCCCTTCTCCTTGACGCTCTCTAGGCCCTCTTCAGGAGGAGTTCTCGCGGAAGCGCGCCAGTCTCCCATCCCGATGTTCCGGGCAGTGGCCATGAAGCCCCCAGGCTCCAAAGGCATCGAGACCTCGGCATGCATTCCAGGATTCAGCTCTCCGGCGTAGTAGCCAGGAGCCCTGAAGGTCCTCCCGACGGTCAGGCCAAGCAGCTTCGCGATCTGGTCGACTCCTCCTTCGTGCAGAGCGCTGTGGACTCTGGTGGTGTAGCGCATTCGGGTCTCGTACGGAGCCGTCGCTAGCTCCGGAAGATCACCGCTGGTCGGGTGAGGAACGGCCTCCATGTTGACCTGACCATGCAGCTCATCAGCAGCGTTGGAGAAGTTGTAGTCCTCCACCGGAGGCTTCGGCTCTCCGCGCTTCACCTTGGGGAGAACTTCTTGGCGGTATTTCTGGGCTGTCCAGATTGCCGCCTGAGCCTCATGAGGATCCCAGCCAAGGTCCGCAGCCACGTCCCGGACCATGTTCTCAGCCCAGGTGTACTGCTGATCCCCAGGGGCTTCTCTTCCGTAGCCCATGGACCTCATCATGTGGACGTCGACCGTCACCATGTGCTTGTAGGCGGGATTCCCTGGATCGATGAGCTGCATCAGGTTCCCGTAGAAGTTGTTGGTCTTCCGTCCCTCCCAGTCCTTGCCGTGCAAGAGCAGATCCGTGGCTGTCCGATCCATCCAGCTCTTCGGTCCTGCGTGAATCTCTTCGGCTCCGGCCTTGTACTGCTGCCACGCGCGGATCGCCGCATTGAAGTTCGGCTTTACCGGATTCTGCGGGGAGAAGATCCCGATCAGCTGAGCGATCTTCTCGGCGGCATCCTTGTCCCCGCCCACCATGTCGAGGATCCGCTGCGAGGACTTGAGGTACCAGTCCCGCGCGATCTCTCCCTGGCGAGCCATGTTCCGCAGCTTCGCTTTCAGGGCGAGGAAGGACTCCTTCGTGTTCACTCCTGGAGGAGCGCCTACCGCCCGTCCACCCTCTTCCCCAGCGACGTTCCTGGTCTTTCCGATGGGTCCGTCATCCCCCCAGAGCCCACGCCACCACTTGCCCTTGACCTTGGAGGTCTCGTAGTGGGTTTCTTCAGCCCCTGTCTCTTCCCCCTCTCCGACTGCAGGAGCTACTGCCGCTGCTGCTCCAACGGAGCGCGCCTTACCTGGGTTGGCGGAGTTGTAGGCCCTCCAGCCGATCGTGTCGGTGTCATCCGTCGGCTCGGGGACCGACTTGGTCGGGAACGGCTTCGAGAGGATGGCATCCCCGTCCTTGTCGAAGCCGACGACCATCCTGGAGAGTGGTTCCTGGACCTCGGTGGTGCTCCAGGACCCCTGCCCAGGACGGTATGGGATCACCTGACCGAGCTTGACCCGAGCCATGCCGTGGTCGCCCTCTTCAGGGCCCGTTTTGGCCGCGGAACGAGCCCTCTCGACGAGGTCCGCGACCGTCTGGCCGAGAGGAGGCGCTGCCTTGGCCTCTACAGGGGCCGCTGGGGCGTTTTCCTTGGCTGGGACGGGCTCTGCAGCCTCCGGGGCCGCTGGAGGGGCTGTAGGAGGCGCTGGGGCCGTCTCAGGGGCCTTTTCGCCGGCCTGGAACGTCTCCAGGGTCCTTCTCAGGGCTCCTGGAAGCTCGGCCGGGGGTGTCGGAGCCGGTCCTGGCTTGGCAGTGGCCCTCTTTACCTTCGCGGGAGCCGCTGGAGCCGCTGGAGGGGGCGCTTCAACCGCAGGAGGAGCTGTTTCAGGGGCTGGAGGCTCCTCCAGAGGCACTCCAGTGGCCTTGTAGCGGTTCCTGATGTGTCCCAGCTCTCTTCCGAGGGACCAATCTCCCTTGAAATCAGCCGGTTTGGTCATCGCCCCCCTGAATTCGTCCGGGGTGATGCCCGTGTAGACGTAGGTCTTGCCCGTCTTCTTGTCCGTGAGGCCTAGTTTCTGCGTCGCGGGGTCGTAGGCGACCCTGGCGAAGGCCGTGGAGTCGATGTTCTCCCACTTGAAGTTCGGCTGAGCGTTCTGATCAGGGGATGGAGGAGCGTTTTCGGCCGCTGGAGGGGTCTCCGGAGCCGGCGGAGGCGCTGCAGGAGTCTCTAGAGGAGCCTCTGGGGCTGCAGGAGGAGAATTTCCAGCCGACCTGCCCTGAATCAGGGCCGCGATCCGCTGCCTCTCAGCCTCACGTTCCTCGTCGAGGGCCCTCAGGCGGTCCTGAGTCTGCTTGATCAGGTTCGCTTTCTCCTCGGGAGTGGGTGCCGCGGGCGCTGGAGTGGCAGGAGGTGGCGTTTCAGGAGCCGCTTCGGAAGGGTTGGTCCGCCTCAACATCGTGATGGCTTGCTCTCTCGGAACATCCCAGGCCTTCATGGCAGCCTGGACAGCGTCTTCCTGCGTGGCTCCTTCGGGAGGCTTGAATCCGAGGTCTGGAACGGCGGGAGTCGGTTCCGGAGGAGGTGCCGGCGCAGACATCCTGGCACCGAACCCAGGACGGTTCTCTGCGAGGAGCGCGTCCGTCTCAGCCTTACCAACGATCCGCGAGGCCTGGAGCGGGTCCATCGCCTCGATCTGGCTGTCCTCGTAGCCCAGGCCCTTCAGCTTGGCGACCGTGATCGGAGAGAGCGGCTCTGGAGCTGCAGCGGGCCTCGGAGCAGCGGCAGGCTCCGTTCGGTTCGTCGAGACGGCCATCGGAACCGTCCCAGGCTGAGCAGCGGTGCGTGGGGTCTCGACGTTCGTTCCTGCACCCAGTCCCTGTGGCTCAGGAGGGAGCTGCGCTGTCAGTTTTCCTCCCTGGGGCTGCAGGACCTGAGCGGCAGCTTCCGGAGGGAGATTCACCGTGATCGACCCGTCCGGATTCACTCTCCCAGAGATGAGAGGAGCGGTCACCGACTCGCGAGCCGGAGCTGTCAGGTCCGCTGTTCCTCCGGCCTCACCTCCTCCTCTGAAGATCTTGGAGATGACTCTCCCGATCGCGCTCGCTCCCTTGATGGCGTGGTAGTCAGTGTAGGGGTTGAGTATGTTGGGGAATCTTCCAACGATCCACCCGTGCATCGCGGCGTTCGTTACGTCCTTGGCTACGCTTGGATCGATCCCCGCCGCCTGTAGCATCCCCTGTACGGGTCCGGATGCCGACGCCGCTTTCGGAGGCTTCGTCGCAGGGACCTTCCCCCCCGCCTGAGTCCTGAGCTGGCGAGCTACGGCCTGGGCATCTACAGGCCCAGTAGGCTCTGGAGTTTCGCCTCTCGCTGCTGCCTTGGCTGCGTCCTTGATGATCTTGGCTGTGTTCGCCTGGACCGCATCACTGAACCCTTCAGGGGTGGCCGACGGAGGGATAGGTACTCCTGAATTTCGATAGAGCGCGGCGATCTCCGGATCCATCGGGAGACGAGTCGGGCCTACTGGAGGGCTGAATGGAGTGCGCACGGTTGGGATGGCGCGAGCTGCTCCTTCCCCTACCGCAGAACCCAAGAGCATGCCGATGTCTCCGCCGACCTCACCGCCCAGCTCTCTGGTTCCTGGCTGGAACTCCTCGCTCGCTGAACCAAGGGCTTTTTCTCCAGCCTTCTGGAGCGCTAGTCCAGATCCAACCAGGGCAGCAGTGCCAACTGGATTGGTGAGCATCCCTGCAGCGATGAGAGGCTTCGCCGCCATCTCCGTCACTCCGCGACCAAGCTCATAGAGATTGGTCGGTCCCGTTGGAACCCCTTGGGCTCTCAACTGATCTCTGGCCTCTTTCTCCTTGGCGGTGTCGTAGAGCCACTGCCTCACATCGTCCATGGTCCCGAACGGAACCATGGAGTCCCCGATCCTCTGCATGAGGGTCTTCTGGGGTGCTGCGCTGATCGATTCTGGTCCCGCAGGTGCAGGCGGCTTCGGTGCGATCACAGGGGCACCGACTCCCTTCTGATGCGACGGAAGGGTCTCGATGTTCGATCCGCTTTGCTTCTCGATCGCCGCTTGCTGAGCGATCTCGTCATTCGTCGGCTGATGATCGAAGTACCCCTCGTAGGTGGACCCGTCGGCTAGGTTCGCTCGAACGAAGTAACGCTGCCCTGGGGTAGCCGCCAGAGGAGTAGCCATGCTAGTGAGATGCGACGATCAGTGGAGTTCCTACCACTGGAACGACCGGAGTGTTGTTGTTCAGTCCGGCCAGGAACTTGTTGATAGGAAATGGCCGGCGTAGCACGTCATTGGCCGGACGAGGAATCACAGTCGAGGGAGCCTCTACGAGAGGGGCTCTCGGCCCGAGGATGGCCTTCTCCGAGTTGTCGATCATCTGGGAGATCGTGGCGAACTTCTGCAGGGCCACCTGAACCGTGTCGGATGGCTTCGGCAGGTTGTCGATCGCCGTCTGGATCATCGGCATGCTGCTCCGCATGCCCTGCGATCCTCCCTCGGTCGCTCTCAGCATCCCGAGCGCCTGCATCGACCACTGGCTCATCGCGGACAGCTGAGGATTGGTCTGGAAGAGCTTCTCCAGCTTCTGCGTCGCTGCCACCCCTGGCCGAGTAGCCGGATTGGATGGGAGCATGTCCATGATCTGGAGGTACATCGACTTCAGGTTCTCTCTGGCGTTCTCGATCTGCCTCATCGCTTCAGCGTCGTCGTGCTTCAGCGGGATGATGCCTCGTCCTGCAGCGATCCCCTGTCCGATTGCTGCCATCTCCGAAGTTGGGAAGCTGGAGACATCGACATAGGCGTGTCCTGTCTCGGTGACTCTCTTCTTTGAATCGATAACCGCATCGATCGGATGAGAGGTCATGCCCATGGCACGCATCTGAGGAGTGACCGGAAGACGGCCTGGAGCCTGTGCTGGCACTGCCGTCCCAGCAGGAGGAGCTGTGGCGGACGGAGCTGGAGACGTAGGAGTGGCCTGAGCAGCGCTCGGCTTCGATGCTGCCTTAGGAGTCGGAGCTGCTGTCTGGGTCGCTGCTGCACCACCGGCTGGAACTCCAGCGAGACTGAGAGGAAGAGGCCCAGGGATCAACGGCGTCTTCGTCTCTACCGTCGTCTTGGGCATTCCCCAGATGTCGGTCTCGGTCTTGGAAGTCCGATCCGTTAGGTTCTTCGCCCCTCCCTTTTCATAGGCTCCCGGAATCGTGTTCGGGATGAACTTCTGCGAGCCGTCCCTGTGGAGGTACGTCCAGCCGTAAAGCTCGCCGTGAGGACCGACTTGCTCCTGGACATCGGTCTTGAGCTGCTCCTTCAACAGCTCGGTCAGCGTGGTAGGAGGAACGAGATCTCCGGCCTTGAGATGAACGTCTCCGGCATCGATGTCGATCGGAGACGGAACCATCTGCTCCGCCTGCTTCATCGCGATCTGTCGACGAGCGACGTCACCTGCGTACTCGCGGGCGACAGTCTCCTCTGGAAGGGCTACCGCTCCAGGCTTCCCTCGGTAGGAAGGCATCTGGACGGCCGGTAGCTTGACCGTCGGAGGTGCGACCGGAACTGGGTACTGAACCGGCATCGTCCCCATAGTCATAGGAGGAGCCGGAGCAATCGGAGCAGGAGTGGTGATCAGAGGAGCCGCTGGTCCCTGTTCGGCTAGAGGAGTGAGCGTTCCCTCCTGGCCGAACGGAGCGCGCAGCTGTCCTACCTTCGGCAGCGGAGATCCCGCAGTGATGTTTCCTGTGCTCTGTTCTGTGGGGACGTCGAAGGTCTCGGGGACGATCGGATGCTCACCCGGAAGCACGCGCTCAGCCTCGTGCTCTGCCAGCTGGCGAGCGAGCATCTGACGCTGGAACTGCTCGTCCTCTTCCTGGCGCTTCTGCTGGGCGAGATGCATCATCATTCCGACGAGCGGAGAGAAATCGAGCTGCGGCGCGACGCGCGGCGGAGCTAGGTACTCGCTCGGAGAGATGACCTGGGTCATTAGCTTAGAGTGGGTGCCTGGATGGTCGGCACCTTAGGCCAGCTGATCGTCTGAGGCCATCCGAAGAAGTTGCTTCCCAGCATGGACGTGAGTGTCCCCGGCTGGATCCCCTGGATCTGGCTCGATGCGTCCGGAGTAGCCGGAGGAGTAGCTGGAGGAGAAGTCGGCGCAGCCGGTGCGGACGGCTGTGCCTGCCTGGGCTTCGAGCTGTTTATCGAGTTGAGGATCGACATGATCCCGCTCCAGTCGATGCCCGCCTGACGTGGAGCTGTGAAGTAGGAAGAGACCGGAATTGTAGGTGTAGCCATCTATTTAACCCCAGACGTCGTTGTAGGCCTTTGCCATGCCCAGTCCCGCTGCCCCTCCGCCGATGAGACCCTGGATCCCCGAGGTCCACGGGCTCGTGGTCTGGGGCATTCCGACGATCGCCTTGTCCTTCGGTGCGAGCATCCCGTAGTAGGCGAGCACTGCAGACGGATCAGCCGACATCGTCGTAGTGCCCATGGAGGACGTGGTGTTCGTTCCGGTCGTCCTCTTCCCCTGGTTGGCCTGAGCCCACCCGCTGGCTGCAGCCCTCCTCTGGTTCATGATGTTCTCGGCCATCATCGGAGCTTGCGCCTGCAGGTCGGCGATCTGTCCGGCTACCTGACCCTCGGTTGGAGATCCGATCTTCAGGACGTCTGGGTCTACTCCGTGCTCTGCGGCAATGCTGGCTTCTGCTTCTCTCTGTGGCTCCGCTGCGGATTCGATGTTGGCCGCCTGCCTTTCCAGGTACCCAGGGGGAAGGGCTGGAGCAGCGAGCTGGTTCGTGTACTGCTTGGTCAGCATGTTGACCATCGGCTGCATGGCCGCCGAGTACTCTGGGGCGACCAGCTCATTGATCCGGTTCGTGACCTCTTGATCGGTGGTCGAGGTACGAGGACCAGTGACGATGTTCTTCAGTGTCGGGTCAGCAGCGATCTTGTTCTGCCACGCGAGGTAGTTCTGATAGTTCTGGTTGCTCGTCCCGAGAGCATTCTGGTAGGCCTCTTCTGCCTGTTGGTTCGCGTCCTCTTGCCCAGACTTGTTCCCGAAGAACCCGAGGATGGATGGGATGATTCCTAGAGCGGCTGCTGCCATCTGCTAACCCTCCGTCCTTAGTCTACGTCCTTGTGGCGGCAGGAAATAGAAGCTGACTGGGAGTCTGATGGCCCCTAGCCTGTTCAGGTAGTCGACCATCCCAGCGTCTCCATCTGGGGCGCTGGCGAGGGTCCAGGGGTCAGTGGCGCGATCGGCCTCTCTCTGAAGCTCACACAGCATCCTATAAGCCACTAGGCCTCCGCGTTCTCCCTCGGCTACCCAGGTTCCTTCCAGGTGAACCAGCTTCAGCGAGGACAGGCAGCCGATGATCTTCCCGTCCTTCTCGGCCACTACCAGCTTCGCGTCTTCCGGTCTTACGGTGTGCAGCATGGACACAAGGCGGAAGGTGAACGGAGACAGCTTCTCCACCTCCGGCCATCGGCTACGTGGGAGGATGCTGATCTTCACATGACCCCGAACATCTTCGACTTCTGGGTCGGCGCTCCAGAGTCGAAGGTGAAGATTACCTGCCCCCATCCCTCCCTCATGCTCGCAAGAGTCCCACTGGTGACCCCGCTGTTGGTGTCGACTCCAGATATGTAGGAGCCGTCGCTGTCCATCCTTGCGGCGTACAGTCTCACTTTCTCGATCGCGTTGATGAGATCTCGATTCGCCTGGATGATCTCTGCTACGTACGACTTCGGATCTGCAGCCACCTGTCCCTCCTTAGAAAGCGTAGCTCGGTCGTTTCCACTCCCTGAGCTTCCTGTACATCTCCAGCCTCTCTTCTCTGGTGAAGCGATAGCGACGTTCCAGTAGGTCCAAGGCTCGGCAGAACTGAGGCCACGTCAGGCAGCTCCCGATCAGGGGACCGAGCAGCGACATGATGATCATGAACATCGAACCACCAGGAACGTAGTCGACGTGGACGTACAACTGAGTGCAGTAGGCGGACACCCCAGATGTCCCATCTCCCTGGGCCCTGACCATGACCTCAGTCGAGTTCAGGATGGTAGGCGTCCATGCTCCACCTCCAGGAGCGTTGGCCGCCGTGTAGGTCCACTGGTTCCATGATCCTGGGAAAATGGCTGCCGAACTGAAGAGGTTCGTCGAGTTGTATCTGACGCCAATGTTCCCGTTGCCTGGGCCAGTGGCCGAACGACCTACGTAGGCGTACACCACTACGGAGTTGATGCTGACTGCTCCGGCTGGCATGTCGTCGAGCGTGTAGCTGTCGATCCCGACGCTCGCGGTGTCCTTGCTGATGTAGGACGTAGCTCCGTCATTTGTCCACAGGCAGCTAGGGCGAGTCCCTGCAGACAGGACCCACTGGATCGAGTACCCGTTCCCGTTCGGAAGTAGATCGACAGTAGCCACCTAAGGCCTCGTGAACTCCACCTGGATGAGCACCCGAGTCAGGGTAGTACCTACTCCGGTGCAGGAGAACCACAGGGTGTCGTCAACAGCGAAGGAGTAGTTCTGCAGGCTGGTGCTGTTGTACCAAGTGTCCGCCACGGTCGCGCTCAGATCCGAGGACATCAGGTTCAGCGCGTTCTTCTTCGCGTTGACGGTCACGGTTCCGCTCGCCATGGAAGCGATCGTCTGAATCTTCACCGCCGTGCATGGATAGGGAGCGCGCCAGATCGGAACGCTGAAGGTAGCGGTGATCCCATTTGGGTTGAAGGCCTGAGCTGCCTTCTCGAACTGAAGAGGCCAGAGCTGATGGCCACCGGCCAGCTCGATGTTCCCATAGCAACGAATCAGGGACGTCATGAAACGCGAGGCCATGAGCGCCCCGGAGACGAAGAGGTTCCCTAGCAGGTTGAACTTGTCGTTTCGGTCTGGAGCTACCGCTCCTGTTGGATCGGCGTAGACGCGGAACGGAGTGAGTACCCCCTTCCACAGGCCGTCCTCGCGGAGGAACCTCTCTCTCCCAGTTACGACTGCAGGCTCTCCTGGATCAGGAACGAGTCCGATGGCGTGAGCACCTCCGGATCCTCGGAACACGTCCGCGGCGTCGAAACTGGAGGCCTCGATGACCTGAGCCTGGAGATCGTCGTGTGCCTTGGATAGGTCCTGGATGTCTTTCTTCGAGGGAGGATTGATCCCGTCGATCTGATTCTGCAGGTCGCTGATCTGCTGGTTCAGGTCCTTGACTACCGCCTGAAGCTCAGGAACCGAGTTGTTGACAGGGATCCTTGCCATCAGTTGCTGCTCTGATCTCCGGTGACGAAGTTCATCTCCGTCACGTTTCCGGATCCCCTGTACCCGAACCGGACCATGTACGGCTCGAAGCCCACGTTTCCAGGACCCGGAGAGTTGGTCGACACGAAGACCGCTCTCATGCGCGATGCCTTCGTGTCCGGAGGGGTGATGGTCCGATAGACAGACCTCACTCCTGTCTTCACGGGAATCGGGAGGGTCGCGTGCAGCACATCGTCCTTGTACAGGTAGAGGATCAGGTCGGCGGAGGCGATGCAGTCGATCTCAGCCCAGATCGGCCATACCACCTCGCTCGCGTCGGATGGGGTCAGGTATCCGCAGTCGAGCACCATCACCATCGGAGGCAGAGACCTGTAGCTGAGTCCGTACGAATGCAGGGCGAATGTGCTGAAGGCCCCAGTGATCTCTACCTGGGCCCTCAAGAAACGACCGAAGCTGCGAGCGTCCGCCCTGAACACGTCCGGACCTAGGCAGTAGAACTGCTGAGAGTAGGAGGCCACGTTGCTCCCGTCCTTCAGCAGGTTCAGAGTCCCGTAGGCCCCTCCCGTGTCGCATTGGATCTGGATGTCGGCGGCGTCCTTCCTGCTTCTCGGGTTCGAGTCGTCATCGAACGGAGTCACGACGTAGATGCTGATCGGGTTCCCGTTGTCCGACTGTCCGTTTTCGATTTCCAGGACGTCTCCGTCGGCAGTCCCTGCCAGTAGCCTGCCTGTCGCCTCTCGATGCAAGGCTAGGAGTGGCTCGTTGTAGGTGTAGCGCAGCCATTCCTGAGCCACCGCATCCCACTTCCAGCATGCGGTTGGATCCACGTCGTCCCCTTCAGGGGCGAGCATGTAGAGGTTGTGGTTGTCCACCGCCAAGCGGAAGCGTCCTGCCGACACGTTGAAGGACTGGATCCCGTTCCTGTCCTTGTTCTGCCAGAGCAGAGACATTCCCGTGTCTGGGATGGGAGAGAAGGACGCACCAACCAGAGACATCAGCCCATCCGCCGAACGGTAGATGATCGCGTTCCCATCCACGCAGACCGAGCGATCCACAGGGGGATTGGCTACTCCCATCGCCTGCGGGTAGAGGTTGATGTTGACGTGGTTGTTACTCTCCGAGGCGTCCCCCACGAGCTGGACGATGTCCTTCGAGCACCCGACTGTGATCCCGTTCGCCGTGCTGACGATCCAGTAGGGAGTCCCGTACCGTCTCAGGTCCAGCGTGTGAGCGTGATAGAGGCTGAAGGTCGAATGGTTCTTGAGAGAGGATGGGTAGACCCATCCCTCAGAAGTCAGGCAGAAGAGTCGGTTGGCCCATGGACCAGCTATCCCGATGATGTTGTCCGGAGGGCCTACCGTTCCGGGCTCGTAGGTCACGTTGTCGATCATCGCCTCCATCTCGGACTTCATGACGACGACCTGAAGATCTGAGGGGCCTGAAGGTCCGCTCGGATCCTGGGCGTTGACAGTGAAGCCGAAGGAGTCGAGACGCATCTGCTTCTCAGGGGTGTTGAAGTTCGACCCCGACGGAGTTGTCAGGTCGTCGATCGTCATCCCCTGACGGATCGAGGCTGAGGTGATCGCGAAGCGGTAGTAGTTAGCGGCGCACCATCCACCCTTCACGTAGATCCAGATCGAGTCTGCCTGTGGATCTCTGGCGTTGAGGGCGAAGGCGGAGATCGATACCTGCATCGTCTGCTGGTTAAGCACGACCGCTGTGGAGATGGGGGACATCGGAGAAAGCTCGGTGTAGACCGTTCCTCCGTTGGTGTCCTTGAACGTACGAGCGAACCGGTATCCGACGTTGTAGGTTCCGGTGAGGGCCCTGCTTCCACCACCAGCCCAGACGGCAGCGTCCACTCCCAGTCTCTTGGTGGTTCCCTGTACGACCGTGTAGACGACCTTGAAGCCCCGAATCGTGGACCAGTCTCTTCCCGCTGTGCTTCCAACCCTGGTGAACTGTCCTCTGGTTACAGCAAGATGCCCCCATGCCGGCGAGTTCTGAGAGGCAGACGGAGATCCCTGGCTAACCTGACCCACATAGGATCCAAGCTGGCCCATGATCTCCCCTGCCTGCTCTGGGGTGGTTACTTCCGTGATGTCGTCCGGAGATAGAACTCCAACCAGCTTGTCGGCAGCGATTCCGTAGGCCGCGGAGGACGAGGACCCCACGTCCTTGATGTCCACCGTAGCCGCGCTCTTGATCGGCCAGTCGAAGGTGTAGTAGTCGTCCACGAAGGGATCGGCACCCGTTCCAAGCCCGAACATGACCGTCACCTTGACGGTGTTCCTCGGCTCTTCGAACCACGTCATCATGTCGTAGATGTCGGTCTGTCCTCCGACCACTCCCAGGATGTTGAGGAAGTCCTGGTCCGATGCCCACACCTTCGACCAAGACGCTCTTCCGCTAGTGGAGTCAGGAGTGAGGGCGGTCGCCGCGTTGGAGACGGAGTTGTAGTCGTTGATGAACGATGACGTCCCCTCAGGGGTAGTGATGGTTCCCGGAGTCTCTCCAGAAGCGAACGTGGCGACCGTAGTCGTCACCGCCGCTACCGCCGTCACCGCAGGAGGAAGGATCGGCCTCGTCAGGCCCCAGTTGTTCAGCGTGGTTCCGTCGTACTTCTTCTTTGTCGTTCCGCGAGCGAAGAAGCACTGGTAGCTGTCGTCCCCAAACGAGATGTCACCGCTCCCATCGAATGGGAATCCGAAGGACACCCCGTCGTGGTAGACCTGATCGTCTACTCCGAAGAACCTGATGAAGCTTCCCTGGAGGAGGGCGGTGTAGATGGACTGCACCCTCTGGTCTTGGAATCCAGAGTAGGCAAGCAGGCTCCCCTTGCGCAGGGTCCTGGCTCCGGTCTCGTTGGAGACGGTGTTGTCCGCTCTCAGCAGTACTCCGGCCGGCGCTCCAATCGGATCCGCGTCAGGGACGAACCTTAGGGGCTGGGCTTGCCTGAATAGGACGGGCATTAGACCTCCGCGTAGATGATCGACTTCTCCTCTGGGGTGGCCTGCGGGGCGGCCGAGAGCGTCGGCAGCTCCTCAGCCTTTCCCTTCGCCCACGGTTGAGCGAACGCGATCATGGCGTCTAGAGATCCATGGACCTTGATGATCGGAGGCCTCCTGAACTCTCCCCCTCCTAGGTGGTCGATCTTGTTCGCGTGCGGATTCGGCATCGGCTGAGTAGGGTCATCCGGCTTCGGGACGATGAACACGTAGTCGTGCAGCGAAGCGTCCCAGACGATCGCGAAGGCACCTCCTCCTCCTGACACCGTCGCCACATGACGGAACAGAAGAAAGTCAGGGCGGGCCATCACGCCACCGCAGTCCTCGCACCAGGGGCCGAACCACGTCTCGTCCACTTCTCGACGGCATCCCATGCAGGTCATCGGTTCTAGCTCAGCATCCCGAGAGACTGGTAGGATCCGCCGTCAGTGCAGGACTTGGTCCTCCAGATGGTCGCCGCGTCGGACTTGTACCACTTCTGGGTGTTGGCATCCTGGTCGATCCGGTACGCGAAGCGCTGGAAGAGCATCTGCACCATCGCTCCGTACCCACTGGCGTAGGTAGGCAGGTTGGTCAGCTCGGCTCCAGGGGAGACGTTCCAGACGTCCGCTCCCTGCAGGATCACGAACCTGGAGGTCCCATCGACCGTCGTCGGAACAGCAGCGACGGTGCAGATCCGGTTCGTGTCGTAAGCGGAGATCACCCTGGCCACTCCAGCTCCAGTTCCAGCCACGATCAGGATGATGGCGTTGACGAAGAACCCAGCCGTCGTCGGAGCGCCAGAATCGAGCTTGACGTGGGTGCTGTCCGACCCTGAGGCTTGGCAGAGTCCGGTTCTCAGGACCATGGACCCGAGGACTCCGCGGATGTCGACTCCGGATGCTCCACCCACGGCCTGCAGGCCGTCTCCAGTGGCCCCTCCGTTCACCTGCATCCCGTGGCCCGACCCGTATCCGGCGGTCTTGAAGGCCGTCCAGTTCGCTCGCTGCCCAGTGGCGGAGTCGTAGATCGCCGATCCCAGCTGCTGGTGCGTGCGTACGCGAAGCAGAACGTCCCTGACGGTCGCCGAGTGCGAGAGGTTGATCCAGATGTCGTCTGCCTGCATCTCCGCCGCTTCGAGATCGAGACGGTACAGGCTTCCCGAAACCTGAGCCGGAAGATTGGTGGTGTTGCTCGGACCTGTCACGGTCGGAGTCTTGGAGTCGTTGTACACCACCTGGGTTCGCTTGACGTCACCCGCAATCCACGGAGCAGCTCCGGTGTAGAACGAGTCGGAGCTTGACGCAGCGATCTGGGGGACGTTGAAGAAGATCGTAGTGGCGACTCCCCACTTTCGGTCGTAGTCCTGTACCTGAAGCATCTCTTGGTTCCTCGCGAAAACTCCTGGGTCCTGAGGAGTCGTGAAGGACAGCTCCGACCCGTAGGACGTACCTCCAGAGTAGGCCCCTTTCACCCTGAAGTAGTAGGTGGTCAGTGGAGAGACTGAGATCGTCGCCGTTACCTCTTGATCGGTGTCTCCAGTCAATTCGGTGGGTGGAGAGGTCTCCGATCCGTACACTCCCGGAGAAGTCCCGTATTCGAACGTGACGTCGGTGGTGATGTCGTTCGGGTTCACTGTTGCGTTCAGCGTTGCGGTGGAGAACCCGATACCGTTCGCATTCTCGGTGGTGAGAGTGGGGCCGGCTACCTCCGTGGTGAAGCTGCTGGTCGAAGAAGTGAACGAACCGTTGTTCACTGTACTGCGTGTGATCTGCAGGCGGAACTGGTACTGGGTCGATGGATCTAGCCCCGACAGATCCCTGGAGATGCTGAGCTGCGAGTACCCCGTCTTTCCGGTGTCCTGGGATCCAGCTGTCGTCCAGGTACTGTCCGTGGTCTTCTTGTATTCCAGCCAGACCGTAGCAGTCGACTGGTAGCAGTTCGGGTAGTAGAGGCAGGAGATGGTTGCCGTCGACTGCCCCACGTTGGAGGATGCTGGGGCGGACGCCGTCGCCAGCATCGCTCCGGTCCTCCTGGACTTAGTCGACCCGTAGTAGGTGCCGTCCACCTCGTAGTCGTAGGCGTACACCCTGAATAGATAGGTCTTGTCCGCTACGAGTGGAGTGATAGCTGTGGTCCAGCCTCCGCTCGGTGGATCTCCATCTCCGTCGTATCCGGAGTTCTCAGAGACTGAACTAACTCCCCACTGGTGGTACTTCGCTACCGTTCCCGTGAACCCGCTGTAGCTACTCCCCTGGATAGTGCATTGGGCGTTGTTGGGGGTCGTCGGTGTGCCCATCACCGTCGATCCAGTGGCTACGCTAGGCATTAGCGATCACCCTGAGAAGAAGGAACCGGAAGTCGATTCAGGGAGTCCAGCACTGGGATCATTCCGGCATTCCTCTGAACCATGGCGTTGTGTAGGATGTTTCCTCCCGTCACCATGGCCTTGCCTGCTGAAGGGTAGTTCTTGAGCAACATCGCGGCCAAGAGGCCTTCCCCGAGCCCCCATCCGAGCCTTCCCGGAGTAGAACCCATCCCTGGAAGAGGGTTGGCTTCCGGTGAGTGCCAGACGGCTCCGTTGTGGGCCATGAAACCGAACGGCTTCTCAGTCGATAGCAGATCCATCCCCTGGGCTATCAGCAGAGGAGCCAGGGCCTTCAGCATCGAAGCGGAGGCTGGGTCGTCCTGACGCCCCTGCAGCTGTCGAGCCTGAGGGGTGTAGTCGTCAGGAGCCGATGGGCCAGCGAACTGAGGAGGAGACGGCATCTTCTACCTGTGCTGGAACGCCAAGACTGAGAGCGTCCCCGCTGAAAGCGTGACTGGGCTTCCGGTCAGGTTAGCGATGATGACGGTGACGGTGTTGAGATCGGAGACGTACGCCGATAGCAGAAGTCCACTGGATCCCAGCTGATCGAAGGAAGCCAGCACCTTGTCACTCAGCTGCGCTCCCGGAACCGTGATGGTCGTGGAGATCTGACCTCCGGCAGGAACGACGCCTGGAGTCCAGGAACCCGTGGGCGCAGTTCCCGATGCTCCCGCTCGGGAGAAGGTCGACAGGCTGACCTGATGTCCAGGAAGAGTCCCCCCGCTCGGGTGTGTCTTGTTGGTCGGGTTGACGCCAAGGTCGATGTCCTGGCCCATCAACGTCTCGACTGTGATCATCACTATCCTCCGAAACGCCTGCCGTAGCCGTAGTCCGGAGGGAACAGAGAAAGATAGGAGTCCGTGACTCCGGTCCTCTGCATCCCCATCGTCTTGGTGCGACCGTCCTGCTCGGCGTTGACCCGATGCTGCAGCCTATCCGCCGCCATCGTGTAGCGTTGCTTGTAGTGTTCCGCTAGCTTGGCGTCCTCGCCCTTCCCTGGATGAGAGTAGGCCCTGAACATCGCCCACCACTGGGTGTACTTGACGACTCGATCCGGGATCGAGAAGGTGTCCTGACTTCCAGTCATCCTCTCTCCGAGACGGAAGTACTCCACCCTGGTGGCGTAGTTGTCTGGCACCACCCTTCTGATCGCTCCGTACTGGCCCTGGTTGAAGTGGCGCGACATCGACCTCATGATCCCGTAGCTTCCAACAACGGTCGTGTCCTCGATGGGGCCTCCGTCCGTGTTCGCGTTCCAGAAGTCCTGGGACCTGAGGACTCCAAAGACTCCACTGGTCGTGTAGGTGGCTGGAACTCCGGCCGGAACCGCCACCAGACGAAGAGTCCGGAATCCGTCCTGGTCCATCGTGTACATGAAGGTCCCACCCTGCATGGTCTCGTACTTCCAGCGGGTCGACCTCAGGTACTGAGCCGGCTGAGGCATCAGGCGGATGAAGTTGTGAGAGACGCGATCGATCTCGACGACTCCTTCCGGTAGTCGCCGCGTGCTCGATGTTGTTGGAGCAGGGGAAGAGGCCGCAGTTGCTACAGCGTCGCTCGGGCGCGTGTTGTTGACTGGACCAGAGGACCTTGGGTCCACTCCGATCCGGTCATCTTCCTTGGTGAAGTTGAAGGTACTCAGGATCGGACCCGTCATGAACTGCTCTTCGAACTCCCTGGTGTGGTTCGCCGATTGGGGCTCGTTCGTCCACATCGCCATGGAGAAGAGGCACGGGACATCCCTAGTGATCGCGTAGTAGCCATCTCCGATGTAGTCGATCAGCTGAGCGTCCGTCCAGATCTCCGCGGAGATGTCGTTGAGCCTCTTCCGTAGGGACAACAGGCACTGACCCAGGGTTACCATGAGCGGCGCGCTCCCATATGGACGATCCGATCGCGAGTCATCCTCTGCTGTACCATCGCCTTCAGCTGTTCCTCCAGCTCTGCGTACTGGCTCCAGAAGCCTAGGGCTTTCTGGGTCTCTCCCGCATCGGCCAGCAACGAGAAGAGCATGTAGAACTCGATCGCGCAGTTGAAGTCCGGAGGGAACGGGAAGGTCCCAGACGGAACGAAATCGACATCACCCAGGCTGATGTGCGGGACCAGCGATGCGTAGTAGACCTTCAGATTGCTGTAGTCGTCTCCTGGAACTGGGTACGCCCCCAGGTGCCACATTCCTCGCATGAACCACCAGCGGGAGAGGTTCGCGTTCTTCTCCCAGCCCCTCGTCAGCCTTAGGTCCAGCTCTCGGATGTCGGTCGGATCCAGCCAGCGGTTCGTGCTCATGTTCCAGACGGCCTTCACCCTGAGGAACTCCGGCGGCAAGATCCCTCGAAGATCCGTATAGAGAGCCCACTTCCTGCGCTTCACGACTGCGGACAGCTCGTAGAACTCCGTGGCATCTGCGATCTCATCGAGAGCGTCGTTGTAGGCGTCCACCAGATCCTGGTCCGTGTACCTCACGGACTCCATATCCCGCAGACGCTCCCTGACGCTCTCGATGACCTGTGCCGGAACCGCCATGAGGCTACCCCTTCATCCTGACGAGCAACTGCTCCAGAGCCTTGGCGATCCTCTGGTACTCTCCGTTCGGCATCCGCAGCTTCATCTCATCGAGAGACTTCAGGATGCTTCCCTGGCCCTCTTCGAGCTTCGTGATCCTACGCTCAGAGTCGATCCTCATTCCCGACAGGTTCTCGGTGAGCTTCTCCATTCCTGCCCAGACTGTTCTCTCCTCTTCTGCCATGTAATTGACCACCTTCTCGTCCAACGACTGAATCGCCGAGTGGATGCCGTTCCGATCCTCCTTGCTCGATGACAGCTGCGTCAGGGCATCCTGCACTTCGACCTCTACTTTCTCAAGACGGCGACCAACAGAAGAGAGGTCCTTGTCGATACGGGAGAACCTCCAGCGTCCCACTCCAAGCAGGAGCAAGAGCAGAGACCCGATCATGGCGAACTGCCCACCGATGATTGCCTTGACCACTTCCGAGTGGTCCTTGAAGAAGTCTCCAGTCTGTGTAGCCGTTTGGAGCAGGACCGCTGGAACCAGCATCTGATGTTCTCCCTTACGCCTGTGTCTGCTTGAACCCAGCCTCGACCCAGCGGACTATCGGCCTGAGTACCGCCAGCAGCACGAGTAGAGCCTTCAGGAAGTTGGTGAAGGCCTCTCCCACTGCGTGCGGATCGACAGGCATGCCAGCCGTCTGCGCCGCTAGCCCGAGCCAGGAGAACACCTGGGTCAGGATCGAGAGTGGCTCAGCGACGTGGAAGAAGGCGAGGACTGCGGTCACGATGACGTAGAGGACCACGGTCGTTCTCAGCAGCCCGGGCTTGGCGGTGAGGTACTTCCCTACCTTGGATTCGACGATCGGATGCACGATCTTGAGCAGCAACTTCTGCAACAGTCCGCTCATGCAGACTTCCTTTCCCAGAACATCGTTCTGATCATTACGACCCCTACGAGGATCCCGAATCCAGCCACCGGAACCACAGTGGAGGCGAATCGGAAGTGGTACCAGAGCGCGATGCACATGCCGGTCAGTACGAAGTGGCGCTCGGCAGCCCAGCGCACTGGCTTTCCATCTGGGCGAGGCTTGATTCCGAACACCCAGAAGATGAACTCGGAGAAGGTCCCGTGGGCGAGCAACCATCCCCAGAAGCCAGTCGTCTTGTGCTGCATCGCAGCCAGCAGTTCAACTGGCAGGAACAGCACCATGATCCCGAAGAACCAGTACCAGAAGATCGGAACGAAGGGCTGCATAGCTATGGCCTCAGCAAGATAGCGATCGAGGCGACGTACTTTCCTGCCGACCCGACCGCCGCATCGACTACCCAGGCGCTGTGCTCTGTGATCTGAACGTGGGTGGTCACCCCGACCGTGAACCCGACGAGCTGCTGGTACATGCCCGCTCCGATCTCAGCGCGCCAACTCGGACCAGCTAGTCGAAGTCCAGCCATCGCGGTACAGGTTCGAGCGAGAGTTGGAGATACTCCGTTCTGTGTCTGCAGCGGAATGGCGTAGCCAGCGAAGACTGCCGGAGCGATCGTGATGGTGTATCCGGTCTTCGAGGTGTCTGCCACGTTGAGGAAGAGAAGCACGTACGCCTCGGCGGCGGTGAAGGTCGAGGGCTGATTCGGCTGGTAGACTCCGGTGACTCCCATCGTTCGAACGCGCAGTCCACCACCCCAGTGGCCCATCCCCGCGATGAGCGAGATCTGGCCTACGGGCGTGTACTTCTGCGCGGAGTTGGCGGCGTAGGTGCTCTCGCCCCCCAGCCAAACCTGAGCTAGAGGCTGGACTGCCTGCGGGTCTGGAGGCGGATCACAGTGAGCGATCACTGCTCCCAGTCCGAGGACGAAGAAAGCAAGCAGCATGATGAGAAGCGCTGAGCAGCCGATGTCGGTGGCGAACGGGTTGCGCAGCGACGTCCGGTCGAGGCGGTAGGCGGCAACTGGCAACCATTCGAGGAAGCGAGAGAGTAGTCGGCGCATCAGCGTTTCACCTCATCCGGATCCTTCGGCTTCGGCTTGGGCTTCCAGAACATGAGCAGCCAGAAGAACAGCCCACCGGCTCCCTTGAGCAAGTCGCCGGGCTTCATGACGGCACCCGCGCGATGCGCAGCCAGTCCTGGATGTCGTCGATCAGGCCCAGCGCCTCATCGGGAAGAGCCTCGCTGGCCTGCTCCAGCAGCCGCGTGGCCTCGGCGAGCGCCTTCTCCAGCTCAGCGATGCGCTCCTGGAGTCCAGAGATCTGCAGGACGAATGCCGTCGATCCTGTGTGGCTCATGGCGTCCCCCAATCGGAGCAGACCGAGAGGTCCTTGTTGCACATCCGGATCTGCTTGCAGCCCTGGCCCGCACAGGAGCAGTTGAGCCAGTTGTTTGGATCGATGTTGGGCGATCCTCCATCCGTCTGACACACCGCCGGACCTGGGACTCCAGGAGGATCTTGCGAGCCACCGTCCTGTCCCATGATGTAGCGCTCGCGACCCCAGCCGATTCCGGCTACCGGAGCGTTGCCGACCGGACAGCAGTTGCGGCCCACATACCCATAGGCTGCGCAGAGATCCGGCCTCCCGCACTGCTGTGCGGTCCAGTCCCTGTAGCCGCCGTTGTAGTGTCCGGCATCCATGGCGATCTTCAGGTTCTTCCTATCGGGAAGCGGAGCGAGTTCAGCCAGTGGGTCTGGTGTCGGAGTCGGATTGGGCGTAGGTGTCGGTGCAGGCTGGTACGCACTCCCGTTGTAGGCTTCCGGATACCAGAGAGCCGTACGCCTTGGTGTCCCTGGTGGCCTCGGCCCTGTGTGATCGTCTCCGACGAAGATGTTGTAGCCCTCCCGCACATCCTGCGGAGTCCGAGCTACGGCGATCTCGTCGGTGATGCCCGGATCGTCCTGGCCAGCGCACAGGCCCTGCTTCTGGAGCTGGACGATCACGGATCTCAGGAATGTCTGCTGATCCTCATCTCCCAGCAAGCACGTCCCTCCGATCGCGCACTCTGGATGAACCGCGGCGATAGCCTTGTTTACCTGCTCACCGAGGGTTGCCTTGAAGTTCGCTAGCCCTGGCCCAGGATGGCCATCGATCGAGCAAGGGACTGTGGGGATCGGCGTCGGTGTGGGAGTCGGTACTGGGGTCGGAGTCGGGGTGGGTGTGGGAGTTGGAGTGGGAGTCGGTACGGGACTTGGGGTCGGAGTCGGAGTCGGTACGGGAACCGAGCACTTCGCGTTGTCGTATTCCTTCTGCGCAATCGCGATCAGCTTGGGGTCGCCCGTCAGCTTCGCGGTCGCCAGCGCAGCGGCTAGCTGGTTGCAGTCAGGTTTGCAGGCGGGAAGCAGCGAGACCAGAAAGACCGTCAACAGGATCCGACGCATAGGGAGTAGCCTCCTTTGCCGTCGGATTCAGTCTAGCAGGCCGGTCCTTATTGCTTGAGCCATCCTCGCTGCTCGCTCGGGAGTCTGCTGAGCCCAGAGGGACTGCAGCATCCGGTTCGCCGCTAGGTCCCAGTCTCCCTCTCTGATGGCCTCCAGAGTCCTGACGAACTGCATGAGGCCGCCGACTCCCATCTGGTAGGCCATGGAGATCAGCACGGCCTGTCGAACCGGATCGAGCGTCGCCAGCCAGGGGAGCATGTGGTTGAGCGAATCGACTCGAAGTGCGATGCGGTTGTCACGGAGGAGGGCACCCTCCGGCTCAGTGATGCCCCCTCCGTTCCGTCGGTCGATGAGCGTCCCGTAGCCGATGGTCCAGAACCCCTTGCTGTCCTGATAGGCGTAGGAGCAGAAGCCCTCCTCTCGATTCAGGATCTGAGCTACGTAGGGGTTGTCCATCGCCTAGATCATCTTGCCGAACCAGACCCTTCCGCCTGCCCCAGGCTTCCAGGGGATCTCGTCGACGTACCAGATGTTCTCGTAGATCTTGTCCCGATCCACTGAGGTTCCCCCGGAGTTGATCCCTCCAGGGACTCCCAGGTCTGGACCGTCGGGAACGATCTGTGGCTGAGCTGATGGGTTGTCGTCCACGTTGAAGCGCACTATCTCGAACGGTACCTTCTGGAAGAAGATCGAGCCGTCCTTCTGCGGTAGGCGCAGCAGGATCATCGTCCAGCGGTTTCCAGACTGCAGAAAGTTGCTCATCACTTCTCCTTCGGCTGCACCAGTCTCTCTACCAGTGGCAAAGCGGGAGGGTAGTGCTTGTCGAGCCACGGAGCCAACCCGCGAGCTAGAACCAGCTTTAGTGTATACCGTAGGACGTTCCACCTCGCCCACTGCAGACGCTTCGGCCAAGCTGGGACGAACTTCATCGAACCGCAGTCGCAGATCGAGCTGTCTCCTGTCTTCTCCGCGCTTCGGCACCTAGCCCTGAGCTGCTCCTCGGTGAAGATGACTCGGCAGTGGTAGCACCGATAGAAGTCGTACTTGTTGAATCCGACACCATCGATGTACGCCTTGAGGATGGGACTCTGTTCTAGATGCACGGTTACTCCTTCTTCGGCAAGGGGACGAAGAGATCAGGAGACGGCTGAACCGGCATCTCCCTCAAGAACCTCTCCCTGGTGATCACCTCAGGCTCTCCCAGATGGCCAAGCTGGACTCCGGTGTGGACCCAGAGTGGAACGCCTGCCTTTAGAGCTTGGTAGCAGAACGAAAGGTCCTCTCCGAACCCTCCGTTGTCCCGATCGTCAGGGAACCATCCCCGCTTCTTCGTGAATCCCTCAGCGAAGAGGGGATGCAGCTTCATCTTCGGCTGCGGCTTCCAGGCGGCGATCTTCTGTAGGCACGCACGAGACGTGTAGACGAACCCGAACCCGCATCCCTCCACCGGAGCGACGACGTTCTCCGGGTAGTTCTGGAACGACTGGAAGGAGTCCTTGACGGTGTTGTAGTGGTAGAAGACCGGAGCGAACGGCTTTCCTCTCTGGTGGTAGGCCCCAGAGATGAACTCGGCCTTTACCTCCTTGGCGGCCGTCAGGAGATTCGCGATGGCGTTCGGTCGCATCCGGATGTCCGAGTCGATCCACATGATCCCGTCGACGAACGGGTCGTCCATCACCTCTTCTGCCACCTTGTTCCGTCCTGCGCTGAACCCCATCCGGTCCGGAGAGGCATCCCCTACCCAGACGACCCCGTAGGCAGCCGCGACCATCACGGCCACACGGACGTCCTTCTGGCAGATCGTGTCGGCGTGACCGTAGCTCGGAACCGCGAGGGCGATCTTCACTCCTCCGCAGGGGAGATCCTTGACTCGCTCCGACAGCTGGAGCAGGAGACTCGCTGTGTTGGGCGCATTCACTTCGACGCTCATGAGCGCACCGGCTTGATAGCCTTCAGTACGAAAGCGTGAGTGTCCTCGGTCTCCTGGGAGGCCATAACGTCGAAGTCTCCGATGTAGATGGACCTGTAGTCCGTCATGGCGGTGATCCCAACCTGCTTCTTGTACTCTGGACGCTGCAGGTAGACCAAGCTCTCCCTGGAGATGACCCTCCGGTGTCCTGGATCTCCGAATGCCCAGCGGCTGTTCCAGGCAGGGCACGTCGCCGCCAGATGGCCCCCCGGCTTCAGGATCCTCCAGATCTCGTTGAAGTGAGCGAAGAACTCCTCCGCGTTCCCGAGATGGCCCAGGTGCTCCAGC